TAAGCGCGACAACACAGCAGGATATAATTGTTCATATGTTGCGGTAAATAGAATTCGTGCTTTTGACGAGATTCTATATATACTCATGTGTGGAACGGGTGTAGGATTTAGCGTGGAGCGTCAATATGTTGAAAAACTTCCAACCATTGCTGAACAGTTTACGGATTCTGACACCACGATCATTGTGGAAGATAGCAAAGCTGGTTGGGCTAAGGCTTACAAAGAACTTATCTCCCTACTCATTGGAGGTCAGATACCACGATGGGACATTTCAAAAATTCGTCCTGCTGGGGCCCGCCTCAAAACATTCGGTGGTAGAGCGTCTGGACCAAGACCACTTGAAGATCTATTTAAGTTCACCGTTGATACTTTTAAGAGAGCGGCAGGGAGAAAACTTACCTCTATCGAATGCCATGATATCGTATGCAAAATTGCAGAAATTGTCGTGGTGGGAGGAGTCCGTAGATCTGCTCTTATTAGTCTCTCCAATCTTACAGATGAAAGAATGCGAGATGCCAAGTCAGGAGCATGGTGGAATGATAATCCACAGCGCGCACTTGCAAACAACTCCGTCGCGTACAAAGAAAAACCAGAAATAGGAGTGTTCATGGATGAATGGGTGGCACTATACAAGTCAAAAAGTGGGGAACGCGGTATATTTAACAGGGATGCTTGCCGCAGGACTGTATCTAAACTTGGAGATCGTCGCGACTCGTCTTATGAATTCGGCACGAATCCGTGCAGTGAAATTATCCTCCGTGATCGTGAATTTTGCAATCTCACTGAAGTTGTAGTTCGACCAGAAGATGGTTTGGCATCTCTTCGTCGTAAGGTTAGACTTGCTACAATCCTAGGTACATGGCAAGCATCACTCACACATTTCCCATACCTTTCATCAGAATGGACAAAGAATTGCAAACAAGAAGCATTGCTTGGTGTATCACTTACTGGTATACTTGATAATAAGATGATGAGATCAATTGATGATCTTCCAAATACACTGTCCATTCTTAAAGATTATGCTGTTGAAACAAATAAAGAATGGTCATCAAAGATAGGAATCAATCCTGCAGCTGCAATTACTTGTGTCAAACCATCAGGTACAGTTTCCCAACTTACTGATGCTGCATCGGGTATTCATGCTCGTCACAGTGAATACTATATTCGTACAGTTCGTGCGGATCGCAAGGATCCGTTGTGTCAGATGATGATTGATCTTGGATTCCCCGCAGAGCCATGCGTAATGAAGCCAGATCATACTATGGTGTTCTCGTTCCCAATGAAAGCAGAGGGATCTATTACTCGCAACGATATGACTGCAATCGAACATCTTGAGTTGTGGTTGACATATCAGCGTTATTGGTGCGAGCATAAGCCATCAATCACTGTGACAGTCAAGGATCACGAATGGATGGAGGTAGGTGCTTGGGTTTACAAGCACTTCGATGAGATCAGTGGTATTTCATTCTTGCCACATTCGGATCACTCGTACCAGCAAGCACCATATCAGGAATGCACCAAGATTGCATATACTGCTTTGCTTGTAGAAATGCCAAAGAATGTTGATTGGACAATGTTGAAGAATTATGAGAAGGAAGATAAGACTGTAGGCACACAGACCTTCGCTTGTAGCGGAGATAAGTGTGAAGTAGTCGATTTAACAAACTAAGGAGTATAGATGAAAAATTTAGTTAAGACAGTATTGGTAGCATTCGTAGCACTTTGTGCAACCCCTTTTGCTGTAGCACAGGAAGTCGAAGCAGCAAAACCACAACGCGAACCAGGTCAGCGTCAAAGAGCAGACCAAGGGTTCAAGATGAACCTCACGGAGCAAGTTTCAATTTATAATTTCGACTCTGGGACAATTACTCAGTGGGATACCAAGTTAGATTTTAAACTGGATAATGATGTTAAGGTAGACATCACTCTTCCAGTATTTAATGATGACAGTCAAGTGAATTCAACTGGAATTGGTGATGTCAATGTAGACCTCACTTACGACAATGCAGTTGAGTTTTTAGGATTCAGTGTAGATATCTTCGGTGGAGTTGGTGTTCCTCTTGATGGTGAATATTCGTCAAGCGATTGCACTTTCTCTGGCGGTGCAGTTCTTTCTGCAACATGGGAAGCAGTAGATTTCTCACAATCAGTTAAGTACACACTTGTCAATGACTATGCATATATGCCAGTATTTGGTGGATTCGTAGATGACAATGTATTTGCTCTTGAGTCAACTGTAAAGTATAATGTTTCTGATAAGTTTGGAATCTGTGGCAACATTGATCAATTCTATACCGATGGTCAAAATGTTATTACAGTTGGACCAAGTGTTTCATACAACTTTGCTCACAACATTGCATTCAATGCTGGAGTTGCATTTGCAGTAAACACAGATCTTGATGTAGAGGACATGGATACCGTTACCACTTTTGGTCTAGGTTTCAAGTTCTGATATATAATTAAGTCCAATCAACAACCCCACTTGAGATAGCATCTCAGGTCCGACAACCCCCAGAAATGGGGGTTGTTTCTTTTCATACATAGTAATAAAGGGGATTCTATGTCAACTAGCGGTAACTCGAAAAGAAGAATTCTTTTCATTATTAAGCAACGGTATGCTTACGGCGAAATAACAAAAGCATACGGTCTTTATAATTCATGTGACTTTATCGCAAGAAAATTAAACGAAGTCGGGATTGTATCTGAAGTTGTTCAAGTTGTTGACAATAATTCAATTGACAGGGAAGTTGCCAGATTTAAACCAACAGATGTATTCATAGAAGCATTATGGGTTGTTCCTGATAAATTTAGGGTTCTTTCCCAATTACATCCAACAGTGAAATGGCATATTCGTTTACATTCAAAGACACCATTCATTGCAACCGAGTCTATAACTTTTGATTGGTTGAATCAATACATGCAATTAAATGCAGAAGGTATTGATATAGACTTAAGTGCAAACAGTCGTGAATTTTATGATAATCTAAAAAACATTTATCGTAGAAATGTTTCATACACACCAAATTTATATCATCCCAATGAAATAGAATGCTCTGCTCCAAATATAAGAACACATGAAGGTGAAGTTCATATAGGAATTTTTGGTGCATTGCGACCACTCAAGAATCATTTACAACAGGCAGTCTGGGCATTGGAATATGCTAATGAAATAAATAAGAATGTCGCTGTACATATAAATGTCAGTGAACATGAATCAAATTCTGCTGTGCATGGTATTGGAAATGTATTGACAAATTTGAGAAATTTATTTAATAGTCCTGGATGTAGAGGACGATTAATAGAACACCCCTGGTATCCCCATTCTACTTTTTTAAAGGTTGTAGGTCAAATGGATCTCGGAATGCAAGTTTCTTTTAGTGAAACTTTTAATATAACTGCCGCAGACTTTGTTCATATGGGTGTACCAATTGTTGTTTCTACTGAAATACCATTTGTCAATGGTTTATGTAAAATTAACACTAATTCTTCAGACGAAGCAGTTTCAGCAATGAAGGTCGCGACAAAATTTGGTAAGTTTGGATTAAATAGAATTAATAAAATGCTTTTAAATAAATGGAACGATAAAGCATTTAAAGAATGGAAAGAACTACTTAAAGGAGATTGAAATGAAAAAACTATTCACACTAGTATTGGTACTGTTTGTAAATATTTGCGCATTTGCACAAACCCCACCAACTAAGGTTGTACAACCTGATGGAACAATACAACTTGTTCCTGTACCACCAGCGACAGTTTATACTCCATATTACATAGATCCATCTATGAATTATCGTATTCTACTCGAATCGCAATGGTCAAATAAAGATTGGGATGGAAGAAATAAAAACGGAACAATTGCAAAGAAAGATGATATTATAGATGTTCGTATTCTTGCCCAACCCATATCAAAGACTAAGGTTGTAAATGGAAAAACAGTACAACTTTGGAGTGTGTTCCGTGGTGGTGATTTTATCGTATCTTGGGATAACACAAAATTTGAACTATTAGCACCTCTTGTCGGTGGATTCGGATACGATACAACTGTTATGAATCCTGCTAAATCTGGTATCGTTGCACCAGAGCAATCTGGTGGTGTCAACGAGTCGGTTCTTCCACAAGATGGAACAGTCTTATTCCATGCTGAAGCACTTCCTGCACCAGAGAAAAGAATTCCTGCACTGAAACCATTATATTATCAATGGAATTTTGATGGTTATCTATGGGCAAATTCATATAGACTCATGGGAACTTTACGTTTTAAGGTAAAGGGTGATTTTTATTATCCAACAAGTCAATTAACTGATATAAAAATTCTTCCAACCGTAACTGTAAATGGAGTAGAAACCAAAACTCGTATTGATGGAAGTCCAACCATAGGAAACAATATTTTAAGTGAAATTAGAAATGGAACTAATGGTATTAAATTTGGTGCTGGTGCTGACTACAAAGTTTCACATTCATTGATTGCACCAACAACTAAATTTAAAGTTGGAGATACTGTTCCTGTAAGAGTTGTTGTGAAGAACGAAACTCTTCCACAAAGAGTATCAAGTGTTTCTTCTATTTTTGTCTGGGATAATACCAAACTAGAATTTATGGGAACGAATACAACTGGAGCAAAACCAGGTATGATCAATAGAATTGACATGGTTGGTCCTGGTGGTGTAAATGAAGTTACCGTACCAAAAGATGGTAATGCTTGGCACAATTGGTTATGTCTTTTAACTGATAAAACATATCTTGATAAAGAAACTCTTATAGTTACACTTAACTTCAAAGTGATCTCCGCATTTGATACTACTTCAGTTGAATTGATTCAACAAAATGATCCTAGAATTGCTGGTCTTATTCAATATGATGAAACTGGCGTATTGGGAAGTGATATTCCTGGAGTGTTTGTAACTGGTCAAAAAACAAATGCAGTTGTAAATGGAACTCCATAATGTATGAATATGTTGTTTCTCAAGTTGTTAAAGTTGTAGATGGTGATACTCTAGATCTAATTATAGATGTTGGATTTGACATGATGCGTAAAGAAAGAATACGCATAAATCGTGTAGATACTCCAGAGAGCAAAACTACAAATGATCTTGAGAAAAAACTAGGATTAGATGCTAAACAATATGTTGAATCATGGGTTGAAAAACAAAAACAAATAAGAATAAAAACTTTTAAAGATGATAAATATGGTAGAATTCTTGGTGAGTTGTTTGGTGATTCTGGTGAATGTTTAAATGATCTTTTAATTGAACACGGATATGCTTGGGAATATAATGGAGAAACCAAGAAAAAAGATTTCAAACTGTTATTAGAGAAAAGGAATAAAAATGGACATACCTGATTTAGAAATACCAGATCTAGAGTTAGAGGATTACAAGGAACCAGATACCACAATCGAAGATGTTGCCGATGAAAGTGGTGGATCGCATATCTTTGCATGGATAGGATCTGGTCAGGGTGGTGGCAGAATAGCAAAAGCATTCTACGACCGTGGTTACAAGAAGTGCATTGCTGTCAATACATCAAAGCAAGATTTATCAATTCTAGACATTCCAGAAACCCAGAAAATGCTTCTCGACATCGGAGAAGAGGGTGCAGGCAAGGACATGGAAAGAGGAGCAAATGCTACACTCAAATACAAACAAGAGATCTTTGATCTCATGCGTAAAGTCTATGGCACAAAAGTGGATCATATTATGGTGTGTATTGGTGCTGGCGGTGGTAGCGGAAGTGGTTCCTCTCTTGTTCTGATCGACATTGCCAAGAAGTACATGAAATTTATCGGTCACGACAAACCAGAGGAGCGCGTAGGAGTCGTTATGTCTCTACCCACCCGTGGAGAAGCAACCTCACCCAAAGTCTCCTACAACGCTTATAGAGTCCTAAAACAAATAGGTGCACAAGCAGAGCGTAAGGAAATATCACCTCTGGTTATCCTAGACAATGCACGAATTGAAAAAATGTACACAAATTTAACAGTCAAGGAATTCTGGAATACAATTAACAGCACAGTATCTGGACTGTTTCATATCTTTAATGTACTTTCAAAGCATCCATCCCAGTATACATCATTCGATCCTACTGATTACGCAACAACATTCCGTTGTGGTGGTGTAATGGTTATGGGAGTTTCCAAATTAAATATTGATGGAAACAAACCAGCATCAAAGACATCAAATGAAACAGAGATTTCTAAATCAATCAAGAGTAATATTGATAAGACTCTTCTTGCTGAGATAGACATCTCAAATGGAACATTTGCTGCTTGTTGTGCAGTTGGAGGAAAAGATCTGATGGCAAACACAGCAGGATTGATGGACAGTCTATCCTATGGGTTTGATACATTGTCTTCTCTTGTTCCAAATGCAACATTCCATAGGGGTATCTACGAGGATGATAAACCAACACTGAGACTATATACTTTAGTGTCTGGTCTTAAAATACCAAACAAGCGTTTAGAACAATTTAAACTGAACTTTGAAAACAAAGTATTTGATGAAAAACACCCATTTGATTCTTAACTATGCACATCGCTGGAATTGATTATTCTCTAAATGGACCTTCTATTTGTGTGTTCGACACAAAGAACAAATTTAATTTTGATAACTGTTCTTTTTACTATTTAACAGATACCAAGAAATACGCAACGACTTTCCGTGGCAACATACACGGAGAGTCGTTTGCTGATTATAACGGTGACTGTGAACGATATGGATCTATATCTGATTGGGTTATGAGAATTTGTATTGGATGTTCTAGAGTAGCGTTAGAAGGTTATGCTTATAATGCTACTGGCAGAGTATTTAACATAGCAGAGAATACTGGAGTTTTAAAGTACAAACTATATCAGGCATCGATTCCTGTATATGTGATTGAACCAACTGTTGTAAAGAAATTAGCAACAGGAAAGGGTAACGCAGACAAACAGATGATGGTTGATTCGTTTTTCGAAGAAACCAAACTAGACTTGCATAATATGATAACTCCCAACAAAACTAATGTTGGGAGTCCAGTGACTGATATAGTCGATTCTTATTATATCTGCAAGCAATTATTTCATGAGATTATTGGAGTTTAAAAAAGACTCAATAATCTTTCTTTTCATTGGACCTTTTTTGGTGTATCTTCTTTGTGCTTCCACTGGAACTGCTACATCCTTTGGTCCACCTAATCCTGCAATACCACCAGCACCAACACTCATTTCTTCTTTTAGTTTTTTGACTTTCTTTTGTTTTGGTTCTACTGAAGTTGTGTGCTTTATTAGTTTTGGACCTTCTTCCGCAGTATAGTCCACGAAAGGCACATTAGAATGTGGTTGTTCTCTTTCTTTGGTGAATCCTCTTTCAACTCCTCTTCTTCTATTTGAAGCACTGAATCCGTGTATTCCTTCTTCGGTAAGTTTAGCAAGAGATACTTCTTTGATTGATCCATCTTCTTGTGGTATACCGAATGCCGATACAAGACCTTCGTGTTTTTGACCATGCATAGGAACAATTCCCATTTGATGTGCGTGTTCGTGGAATTGATCTAGCATGTGTTTTTTTGCTTGTGAAATATGATGCATATGATTCAACAGAGCAGATAGGTGTTCTCCATGAGTACCCATGTGAGATTCTAGTTCAGATACCAAACCAGATCTTGCTTTATCACTCATATTTCTTTGAGTAGATTTTTCCATGTAACCATAAGAAGTTCTTGCACCATGTAATGGTTGATGTAAATAAGTTCTCATTGAATCTACAGATCTTTCACCTGTAGTTGCAACAACTTCGTTTGAATATTCCTGTAGAAACTTATGTAGTTTTGGATTTGCAAATACACTCTTTGCGTATTCTTGAACTTCTGGAGTCATTGCTTGACTTTCTCGTTTCTTTCTTGATTTAATCTTATCTGACCAGGTTTTATCTGAAGATCAGGAACAAATACATTGTCGTGTTTGAGTTGTTTGATATCAGGAACATTTGTTGTTCTAGTCAACTCGTCATTTTCATTGATATGATATTGACTGTGAACAGCAATGCCAATTCCATGTTTTGTTGGTTTATATTTTACAGTATTTGGTTGAATGAAACCTTTTTCTTTTTCACCGTGATCTGCCCAGAGAAGATCACCTTGAAATGCGTGTCCTGCTTGAATTGGCATTTGCATTGCATGTGCCAATAGTTTCTTTCCATCCTCTGCCCAAGGAACACCAGCAGCATCTATTTCCTCTGCGGTGTGGAACATTTTCTTTCCACTTTTATATGTGATGAAATATCTTCCGTCTAATTTTTTACCGACGACTAAACTGACTCCGCCATCTGCCTTTACAGACACATTATGGTTGGGTGTGCTCTCACCGTTCATGAACTTATGCATTGCCTCTGCGTGCTTATAAGCAAGCATTGGATCACCGTAAATTGACCAATCAGAAATATGGGTCATATGCCCAGTTGTCTCTGCTTCTTTTTTCTTTTCTTTTGCTTCC